TGGTCATGATCTGCGCAGGACCCCAATGCCAAAACGAGATCACGCCGACCGGCGTTGGCCGTCCGCCGCTCTACTGCTCGGACCGCTGCCGGAAAAGGGCCTACAGACTCCGCAAGGCCGAGGAGAGCGGACGCCAGCGCCGAGCAGAGCCCGCCGCAGCAGCCGCGCCGCGCCCCGCGGAAACGGATGAGCAGGTGGCCGTGGCCTTGCTCGAGGCCGAACGTCTCTCTGGAGCGCTGATCAGGCTCGGGTCGCAGGCGCAGCCGCGACTTGCCTGGCGCTGCCGTATGCTCGGCGATGTGATCGCCTGCGCGATCGATGACTACTTCGAGGGCGTATTGTGAGCGGGCCGCCGCCGAAGGCAAGGACGCGCCCGGAAGTCAGCAAGCGGCCTCCCCGCGGTCAAGAGAAGGCGGCCCTGACGAGGGCGCTGCCGGCCGGGGATCTGGCGGAGACGGAGCCGCCTGCTGACATGCCGAGGCAGGTCCGCGACGTCTGGAGCGCCTGCGTCAGGGAGATGGGCGCGAACCGCCACCTGCGTGCTCCCGACCTTGTCCTTTTGCGCGCCTACTGCGAGGCTACCTACCTACACCTGCAAGCAAGCGCCATGATTCACGCCCAGGGCCTGATGACCGACGGAGCCTACGGGCCGGTCGTCAATCCCATGGTCAAGGTGCAGAAGGACGCTGCCACCACTATGCGCCAGCTCTCCGACGTGCTCGGGCTCAACCCGCTGGCACGGATTCGCGGCGGCCTGCTCGAGATTGCCGGCCAGAGCATGGTCCTGGACATCCGCGAACGTCTCGTCTCCAAGCTGGCGAAAGGCTGACCACGTGGCCGGTCGCAAGCGCATCTCCGGAGAACTGTCGGCGGAGCTCATCCGCCTCTTCATGGCGGAGCATCTGCGCTTCACCGGCGGCCGATGGGCGGGCAAGCCGTTCGTCCTCGAGCCCTGGCAGTACAAGCATATGATCAAGCCGCTGTTCGGCACCCTGGACGCGCGGGGCAAGCGCGTCTACCGCGAGGCGCTGTTCGGGCTGCCGCGATGGGGTGGCAAGAGCCAGGTCGCCGCCGGGCTCGCCCTGGCCGTGATGTTTACTGAGCCCGTCTACGAGGGCGAGTATTACGTCGTGGCGACCACGCGCCAGCAGGCCGGAATCGTCTTCGACAAGGCCAAGCGCATGGTGCTCTCCGACCCGCAGCTGCGCGCCGCGACGCACGTCTACCGCAACCTCATCGAGGTGGAGGAGACCGGGGCGATCTTCCGCGTCCTGCCCTGGGACGCGGACACGGCGCAGGGATTCCACCCCACGTGCTGCATCATCGACGAGTACCACGTGCACCGAAACGCCTCCATGCGCGAGGCGATGCTGTCCGGCATGGTCGGCAGCGACAACGGCCTGCTGATCACCATCTCGACCGCCGGACCGGAGCGCAAGGGCCCGCTGTGGGAGCTTCTGCGCACGGCGCCGAAGGACCCGCGGGCCTACGTCTACTGGTGTGGCGCCGGAGACGATGAGGACGGACACGACCCCAAGGTCTGGCGCCGGGCCAACCCGTCGAAGTGGATCACGCTGAAGATGCTTCGTGATCAGTACCGCACGCTGCCCTTCCCCGTCTTCGAACGCCTGCACCTAAATCGCTTCCCGAGCTCGGGTACCAACCGCGCCTATCCAGCCGACCGCTGGTACGCCTGCAGCGCACCTCCAAACTTCGACCCCGAACGCCCGACGCTGCTCGGACTAGATGCATCCTGGACGCGCGACACGACAGCGCTCGTCATGGTGCAGCGGAGCGACGCCGGCCGGCACTCCGTCTGGTCACAGGTCTGGCGGAAGGACGCGGCCATGGGCCACATCGACCACGAGGCCGTGGAGGCGAAGATTGTCGAGCTCTGCGCCGCCTACAACGTGGTCCGCATCGCCTGCGACCCGAACTACTTCACGCGCTCCATGCTCAAGCTCGAGCATGAGTTCCATCTGCCGATCGAAGAGTTCCCGCAGGACGCGAAGCGCATGAGCGCTGCTAGCATGGCACTGTACGACGTGATCCTCGAGGGCCGCATCGCTCACGGCGGTGACTCCGATCTGACCGATCAGGTGCTGAACGCCGGCGTCAAGGCGACGCCTTACGGCTGGCGCATCACGCGCATCGAGGAGGAGCGCAAGGTGGACGCCGCGGTCGCCCTGGCAATGGCGGTCTACCTCGCAGAAGCGGAGGGGTCAGCCTTCGCCCCGAGCTTCGCCGAGACCGGCGGCATCTGGACGCTGAGGCTCGACGGGTGACACGCCCGGCAATATGGGCCTTAGGTCCCGACCTCGGAGGTGCGGCGTGTGGAACCCGTTGCGGTTGTTCGTCCGCAATGAGGCGGAGGAGTACTCACTCAGTGACGACAACGTGCTCAAGGCGTTCTATGGGGCACTCTCACAACTCTCGTCCTCGGGCGTGGCCGTCAATGAACAAACGGCCATGCGCTCCACGGCCGTCCTCGCCTGCCTGATTGTCCGCGCACAGACCGTATCCACGCTGCCCGTCGACGTGCTCCGCCAGAACGCAGACGGAAGCAAGACACACGACATCGAGACGCCGGAGTACCGGCTTCTGTCGATCGCTCCGAATGACCTCATGACGTCGAAGGAGTTTTGGCGCTGGAAGCAACTCCGCGAGGACACCACCGGCAACGCCTACGCGCGCATCGTCTGGGACGGCTATGAGCCGCGCGAAATCTGGCCCCTCACCGGGCCGCAGCCGGCGCTCGTGATCGACCGCGCGACGCGCACCGCGGCCTGGAACTACACCGGCGACAACTTCACGCCCGCCGGGCCGATCCCGCTGCGCGACGTGCTGCACTTCAAGAGCGCGGTGCTGACGTCTCCCTACGAGGGGCGCAGCCTGATCAGCCTCGCGAGCGAGGCGATCGGCGTCTCGATTGGAACGGAGCAGTTCTTCGCTCGCCTGCTCGGGAACGGCTCGCATTTCCCGGGCTACCTCGAGACGGACCGCGACCTCACTCCAGAGGACTACAAGGCGATCAGCGAGCAGCTGAAGGGATTCTCCGGCCTGCTCAACGCCGGCCAGGTCCGCATCTTCGACCGCGGCCTAACGTACAAGCAGAACGACATGAGCCTGAAGGACGCGCAGCTCGTCGAGCAGATGCGCTGGCAGCTGCAGCAAATCTGCAGCGTGTTTCGCGTCCCCATGGCGGCCGTACAGGACCTCACGAACGGCACCTACTCAAACACCGAACAGCAGGACCTCTCGCTGGCGAAGTACACCGCCCAGCCTATCTGCGTCGACACCGAGGCCGTGATCCGACACCGCCTGTTCGCCATGAAGCCCGCCTACTCGGCGCGATTCAACATCGACTCCATGCTGCGAGGCGACTACAAGACGCGCACCGAGGGAGACGCCATGCTGGTGCGCGCCGGCATCATCGCCCCGAACGAGGGCCGCGCGCACTATGACCTCAACCCGGTCAAGGGCCTCGAGCGGCCGAGAGCAGAGCTGACGCTCGGCACGGTGACAGAAGACGGCCTCATCCACGGGCCTGCGGCCCCACTGGACGCGCCGCCGCCGGCAGCCCAGCCGGCGACCGCAAGCGCAATGCTCGCGCCGATTCTGAGCGACGCTGCCGACAGGATTCGCGCTAGGTTTGAGGCCGATGCCAAGCGCGGGCGCAGCCGCGCGGACACTGAGAAGTTCGCGAGTGAGAAGCTCGCGCCGATCGCGGCGGCGTGCGCTGCCGCGGGAATCCCGTTCGACGCCGCCGCATTCCTGGCGGACGCGCTCGAGAAGAATCCCTTGGCAGGCTCGGGTGACACGCCCGGCAATATGGAGTCGCCAGCCTCCGGGACCGAAGAGGAGTGACGCCGTGAAGCAACGCCGGTTTTACGAGATCAAAAACGAAGCCGGGAGCACATCGGCCGATGTATGGATCTATGACCGCATCGGCGCCGACTTGTGGAGCGAGGGCGTCGACGCCAAGAGCTTCGTCCAGGAACTGGCGGCGCTCAAGGTTGACGAGATTGCCCTGCATATCAACTCGCCGGGCGGGTCCGTGTTCGATGGGCAGGCGATCTATACCGCGCTGCGTAACCATCCGGCCGTCGTCACGAGCTACGTGGACGGCTGGGCCGCGTCCATCGCCTCCGTCGTGGCACTCGCCGGCGACACTGTCGTGATGGCGCGTAACGCACTGTTCATGATTCACGAGCCGTCCGGAGCGGCCGCCGGCACCGCCGCCGACATGCGCAAGATGGCAGAGATCCTCGACGCCGTCGCGGAGACGATCCTCGGCGTCTATGAAGCCAAGACCGGCCGGTCGCGCGACGAACTCATGGCGGCCATGGCCGAGGAGACCTGGCTGTCCGCCGGCGAGGCACTCGACTGGGGATTCGCCGACGAGGTCGCCGGACCGATCGAGGTAGCCGCCGAGTTCGACCTTGAGGGCCTCCAGTTCCGCAGGCCGCCGGCCATCGCCGCAGCTCCGGAGGCCGTCGGCCGCACGCTCTCAGCTGCGAATGAGGCCAAGCTTCACGATGCTCGCAACCTCATCGACGAGGTTCTTTCTCAGGTAGCGGAGGACGCCGCCGGAGACGCACCGTCCGGACCCGCACAGGAGCCGGACGGCATGGCCGCAGAGGTCGCGCCGCCGCTCGCGTACCGAGCTGCCATCGCCGTACACCGTTCGCACCCAAAGGGGGAAGCGTGAAGCTCTACGACTACAGGAAGCTCGAGGAGGACGCGAAGCCGCTTCAGGCTCGCGTAACCGCCCTCGCCGCGCTCGAGAACCCGAGCGCCGCTGAGCAGGCTGAAGCGGCCTCGCTCATGGGTCAGATTTCTGCGATCGAGTCGATTGCTGGCCAGATGAAGGACCACGAACTCGCAGAGCTGCGCGCCATGGTTGCCGCAGGCGAGACGGTGGCCGACGGCGGCGAGACTCCGGACCAGAAACACCGCGCCGCGTTCATGAACTACCTGCGGACCGGCGATGACGGCCCGCTCAAGATCGAGAATGCATCGCTGTCCTACACGGACGCGAACGGCGGCTACATCGTGCCCGAGCCGATGCACGCCGAGCTGATCGAGAAGATTCGTAAGAATGACCCGATCTTCGGCCGCGCAACCGTGTTCAACCTGACCGGAGACCCCACCATCGTGCTGCCGTTCAAGGCCTCCCACGGCGTCGCCACGAACGCGGCGGAGACCGATGCCCGCGTCGAGCAGAACGCGCCGACCTTCACGGGCCCGACGCTCACCTGCTATGACTACTACTCGGACCAGCGCGCGACGCAGCTCGCGCTCGACGCCGTGCCGAACCTCGAGAACATGCTCGTGCAGTGGATGTACGAGGACATCCAGGAGCAGGCCGGAGCCGACGCCGTGGCCGGCGACGGCGCAACCAAGATCAAGGGCCTCTTCGCGGAGACCGCAAGCTACACGACCAAGCTCTCCGGCGTGGCCGGCGCGCTCGCCAACACCAACTTCTTGACGGTGCAGTTCGCGCTGCCGATGAAGTACCGCCGTGACGCCGTGTGGCTCATGAGCGGTGCCACGCTGTCTGTGGTCGCGGCCTTTAGCCATCCGGCTGCGTCGAGCACCGTGCCGCTCGCTACGCAGGACCCGAACACCGGCGAGTACAGAATCCTCGGCAAGCCCGTCGTCGAGACCGATTCGGCTCCCGCGATCGGCGCTGCGAACTACCCGGTCGCCTTCGCCAACATCGGCGCGGCCTATGCCGTGGGCATCCACAGGAACACGACGATTCTCCGCGACCCGTACACGGCAACGCCGAAGATTCGTTTCTACTCGCTCGCCCGCCTCGGCGGCTGCGCCTGGGACCACCAGGCGGCCGTACTCCTTAAGAGCAACAACGCCTAACCAGTAGCGCCGCGCAGAAAGGGCCGCCGGAGCCCAGGTTCCGGCGGCCCTTTCTGTCTTTGGGTGACACGCCCGGCAATATGGGGGCCGAAGAGAAGCGACCCGCTGAAACAGGAGAGTGACCATGGCGCGAGTACGCTACACGACGGGCCAGGGCATCGAGATCGCCTCCGACCCCGAGGATATCCGCGTCTACGTTGGGGACGCCGGCACAGAGGACGACGTTCCGGAAGACGCCGCAGCGCTGCTCGAAGAGCGCGGCTACGCGGAGCGCGTAGCGGCGGGGCCTAGCGCTGCCACAGGCGCGAAGCGCAAGTGACGTGGAACGACTGCGCAAAGTCACGACCGGGGCCTACCGCCTGAGCGTCGCCGCTAACGACGACGACGGCAACCCCGTCACCGTGACCGATCCTGCTCTGTCTATCAAGGACGGAGCCGGCGCCGCGGTCACCTACGACGGCACGCCGGTGCCATCGGCCGGGACCATCACCGCGGACGTGCCGGCCGATCTCTTGACTGCGCTCGACGTCTACTCGCTCACATGGACGGGCACCACCGCGGCGGGACAAATGGCATGGCCGGCGGCTCTCGAAGTCGCCGGCGGCTACCTGTTCGAGGTCGCCGAACTGCGCGCCTCCGACGCATCTCTGTCCGACGTGGCCAAGTACTCATCCGCCGCCGTGCGCGCCGCGCGCACCGCGGCAGAGCAGCGCTTCGAGGCGGTCGCGAACCTCGCCTATGTGCCACGCGGCGCGCGCGTCGTCCTCATCGGAAACGGTCAGCAACGCATCCGCGTACCGCACAACGCCGTGCGCCGCGTCATCTCTGCAACGGTGGCCGGAGCCGCGCTCACGGCCTCCGATCTCGCCGCGCTGACGCCGCGGGAGTGGGGCGCGATTGACCGCCCGGCCGGCTTTCTGTGGGATGACGGGGCGGTCATCGAGCTCTACTACGAGCACGGCCTCGACTATCCGCCCGAACCGGTGCGACAAGCCGTGATGCTGCTGGCGAAGGACTACCTCGTTCGCAAGACGCTCGGATCCAGGGCCACCGCCGAGTCTACTGACATCGGCACCTTCCGGCTCTCAATCGCCGACAAGACGGGCTCGACCGGCATTCCCGAGGTTGACGCTGTGGCCGCTCCCGGAGCGTTCGGGCGCCGGCCGCCGCTGATCGGCTGACGTCATGGGCTTCCGCACCCTAGCACCACAGATTCAGCGGGCGCTGCAGGAGGCGGTCACGGCCCTGCTGCCGCCCGGAGTCCGCTGCGATATCGGATACCCCGTCGGCGGCCTCGATGAAGACCACGTATACGTCGGCGGCGCCTTTGACGTGCGCGTCGTGCGCCAAACCTCCGGCGGCGGCCAGCGCGGGGAAGAAGTTGATATCAACGTGCGCACGATCTGCTCGCGCTCGACAGATGACTTTCTAGAGGTGC